AATTCGTAAAATATATTGGCTAGCCTATTACAGCTTTTCTCTCTGAAATATTTTACTATTTCATAGAGGTTCTCAATTCTATCTGGCACTTTCTCGTATGCTTTCATCCAATAAAAAACGGCGTTTGGCATATCATTCATATTACGATAACAATTGCCTATCGAATAACAAGAATGCCATATCTCTTCGATCCATCCACCCAATTCGATGCGTTTTTTATAAGTTTCAATTGCGTTCTCGTATTGACCAGAATCACGATAACTGTTTGCTAGATAAAATGTATAGCGTACATCATCCGGATTTTCTTCCAAGCCTTTTTTTAAAAGACGTATATCTCGCTCATATTTATCGACTTTGGCTCCACCATCACCAATATCATGGATGAATAACTTATTTTTTTCAATCATACCCTCTTTGCTACCTTGTGGTAATTTCACATACTCATGTGTTACGCCCCAGTATGTTATTGCAGGGTTGTTTTTAATAATCCGAATGTTTTTATAATAAAAATCGTCCGTGCCTTGGAATAAACAATATGCGTCCATGGTAAGTGAATTTTTAAACTCATCTATGTTTAGATTTTGGGTTTGTAAAATCATATCTGCATCCATAAGCAGTAAATAATCGGCAGGCAAATCAGCGCATTGTTTTAAAGAAAAAGTACGATTATAACCAAAGTCTTTAAACGGCTCGTTGGTTATTTTACCAGGGATCTTATTTTCATTGAAAAAATCTGTAATTACTTCAATTGTATTATCTGTGCTACCTGTATCGCATATACAATAAAAATCGATTACCGGTAAAACCGATTTTAGCATACGAGATATGATTTTGCTCTCATTTTTTACGATCATATTTAAACAGATTTTAGGCATCCCTGTGTCTCACGGTTCTCAATTATATATAAAAAAATTATAAAAATCTCTAGATTTTAACGAGAGATTATTTTCGAAACATATATTAAACTGATCTAAATGGCCTTTACACGTTTTCATGACGATCCTGCAAGAATAAAAAAACAAATAGAAGAGAGTAGTTTTACAGGAAGATATATGTTAAATGTTCCTGGCCAAGGCGAAGCTTTACCGTTTTTGGAAGATCCGCAATTGCGATTACAAAAATGGGGTGCAAATTTACGAACGAATACTGTAAATTTGGAAAGCGATTTGCGTGGTCTTACACGTCCACTAAACCGTGATCTTGTAGAAGATAATGATTATAAAACCCATGCTGTACATTCTGGAAATAGAGTATATTCTAATGCCAGCCCTTTTATAGAAGAGAGTCGTGCTAGTCATCCTGCTTGGATGTATAAAGATTTAGAACAAACCAGATGGGAATCGCCTTTTTTGAATCCATTAAATGGTTTAGAAAAAGGGTTTCATGAGAACATTCAAACACGTATTTTAGAAAAAGATTATTTTGTTCCCAAAGTCCCTGCTGTAAATGGCACGCAGGACATGGAATATTATTTATCTGGCAAATCAGTTTGTATTGGAAGACCTGGTGGCGAGGAAATATGCCCCCAAACTGTTTATGTAAATCGCATTCGCTGAAAATAATATATAAATGTTATATAATTATATATTATATCAAAGATGGAGTTAGCCATTCCTGGAGTAGCATTAGGATTATTATATATTGTATCCAATCAATCAAAGAAGAAAAATGAGAACTTTACGGGTAGAAGTCAATTGCCCAATATTGATATTCAAAATCGTAATTATCCAGAAGAATATCCCATAATTCATAGCGATACGGACCAAACCTCTCAATTATCTACTGCAAATCGTTATGACAATAGTCAAGGAACATACACAGATAAATATTTTAATCCTAACTTAAATGTTACTACGCCTTCGGCTGGCCAACCTCAGTTTTATTCACTTACTGGAGATAAGGTAGATGCAGCGTATTTTGAACATAATAATATGGTTCCGTTTTTTGGAAGTAAATTAAGAAGTCAAGTTACGGATAACGCAGCAACTGAGAGTATTTTAGATAACTATTCGGGTGCTGGTTCTCAAGCCATAAGAAAGCAAGAGATTTCGCCATTATTTGCTCCTCATGAAAGTTTACAGTGGGCGAATGGCGTCCCGAATCAAACTGATTTTATTAAATCACGTATTAATCCTAGCATGCGCATGGCGAATGTAAATCCTTTTGAACAAGAGATGGTTGCACCTGGTTTGGGTTTAGGATATACAAGCCAAGGCGCAGGTGGTTTTAATTCAGGTATGATGATGCGTGATGCCTGGACAGATAAAACGGCGGATGAATTACGTGTTGCGAATAAACCCAAGGCGACGGGACTTGGATTATATGGTCACGAAGGCCCGGCAAATAGCTTTATTAAAACCATGGGCACCGTCGATCAAATGGGAATTATGGAGAAACATCTTCCTGAGCAGAGTTTTGCGCTAGATCAACGTGATTTTTCTAACCATAATACGAATGGTCCATTACATGATATTGGCAGATTAATGCCCGGTGGTGGTATTCAAAAAGGCGAAACCTTACGCCCAGTTGGAATCGAAAAATATGTAAACCGCCCTGAAACCGCAGTCACATATTCTGGTGCTGCTGGATATCAAAATTCGGCTGCTTATGTTCCCGGTGAATATATGCCTTCACATAATCAACAATTAGGAGAACTGCCTCTTATGGTTGCAAATGCCAATGGCCGTAATTATGCAAATGATGGTGATTATGGAATAAAATCGAAAATGGCCTACCCCAATAACCGCAGTTCTAACCAACAAGATAATTATTTTGGTTTAGTAAGTGGTAGCTTAGGTGCAGCTGTTGCTCCCTTATTGGATATTTTACGCCCCTCACGTAAAGAAAATGTATTAGGAACATTGCGCCCCTATCAAAACCCAAGCACAACAGTGAAAGAGTCGTATCTTTTTAATCCTGCGGATCGCCCTGCCCCTACGATTCGTGAGACGACTGAGAATTCTAAGTTCCACTTAAACGTAAACTCAAATCAATTGGGCGGTGCTTATCAGACTACGTCTGTACAAGGAACCGACACATATCGCCAAGAGACAAGCGATTTCTTCTATTCTGGAAATGCTGGAAAAGTGGGTGCCAAAGAACTAACATCCTATGAGGCAAACTATAATCAACGCAATAATGATTTGAAGGCCAGCACAATTGAAGGTTATATGGTACAAGGTAATATGTCGTTAATGAATGGTTCTATTCATATGGAACAAGCTAACCGAGATGGCATGTTAAAGAATGAACGTGCAGTAATTGGAACGATGCCTTATCAAGCGCCCGACGTTACAAGCATGGGACGTGTTGCTGGTAATGGAAATAAGCTTTACCAAAACCTACAGATGGATCGCAACACACCGGATATTCACAGCGCATTGAAGTCAAACCCTTATGTGGTAGATTATCGTAGCGCACTCTAACATAGTTTATTTTATTTTTTATTTTCGTAATATCCAATAGTTATTACGAAATGCTTATAGTTCTCTTACAAATAAACAATGGCCTTTATTGGTAAACTGATAATAATTACATGGGTGTAAATCCTCGCCGCATATCAAAAGAATTTCATTCGGTAAATAAACCGAATTAACAAGCTCATAAAACGGCATTCCTCGGTGAAATGAACCATAAATCACAATATCGTATTTTTTATTTTTGATATCCTTTTCAATATTTTCATCACATGCATCATCATGAAGGTTTCGATCTAATATATTTGAGTACGTCATGCCCTTACCATATAATTTTTTGAAATCAATTGTATCTGATTTATATATATGTGGAATAATAGGATAGTCGTGGCATTTTTTTCCGAATATTTCTTTTAATCCGTGTAAGGTAAGACATCTCATATAATCAGGACTTGTATCTCCTGACAAATATAATATACTTGAAACGCTATACTGCCCAGATTTCTTCAATACATATTTTGCTAGTTTGTTAGTAGTAAGATTCTTTCTTGTAAACTCTAATAACGTTGCAATCATTTCATTGCATTCTTTCATTTCTTCTTCTGTAAAATCACCAATGCTATAGTTTTTATATTTCGCATATAAAACATTACATTTCAAAAACAAATCTTTTGGCAATAGCGTCATCGTATTACGAGGACAGTTTTCTATATCCACAAAATATGGAATACAACCACATGCTATTATTTCATAATGACGCATGCAGTCCCAACCACTTTTACACATCGTTATACCAAACATTGATTTTCTGTAATCCTCATAATAGTCTTCCTCCTTATCAAAAATATAAGTATGCACGAGTTTTGGTATAACTGTAGCAAGCATTTTAGTTTTCTTGGGAACGCTCTTTGTGATTTTCGATTCGGGAATCGAAAATGTGATATTGTGAATCATTATAAATATAAATTCATAACCCTTTATATTTATATCCATAAGAATCAATTATGGTAAAGTCGTAAGACTAGTGCATAAAGTTGAGGCATTTGGAGAACCTAGACCAGTTGTCACATCAAATTTTGATCCAGAATTATATAGAGTAGTTCCTTTTGAATTGCCATCGATAGAACCAGCAACCTGGCCTATGGCAACATCGTAAAACGCACTGGCGTAAAGTGTTGCATTTGGATATATAGTTTTATACATATAGTTTTGAACATTATTTTGGGGAGGAACATAGCTGGAACTGGTAGCATTATTTGGTGTAGTACTATACACTGTTGTTAATGGACCTTTTCCAGCATTGAAGCGTTGTTGATTCGCCAAAGAAAGCATTCCGGCAAAAATGGGAGCTCCTAGGGAAGTTCCTCCGACGCCATACCAGTTACCATTATAGACAGTATAAACACTGGTATTTGTATCTGCAATTAAACTAATATCTGGAATTACACGATTTTTGTGTGTAATAGTTGTGATTGCAGACTGATAGTTAGGCTGCGGTATAATGGATGAATATCCGCAACCTGCCGAATTCCATGCATATTCAGTTCGATTTGGATTCGCAGTGGGATTCCATATTAGACTTGTTCCACCAACTGCCACACAATTTAATGATGTTGCTGGCCAAGATACGATATTCGCATCACCAGTAGATGCACAATAACATATTGATGTATTTGTAAAAATTCCATTATACTTGGTTAACTGAGATACCTCATCTAATCCCCAGGACATAGATATTACATCTGCTTTTACAGTGGTTGTAGCATAATTAATTGCAGCCATCAAATCGACAAAAGCATCTGATTTTGCTTCGACCACCCAAATATTCGCATTTGGGTTTACAGTGCAGACCATTTGTACGTCTAAACATTCTTCTTGTGCCCATACAATGTTTTGTTTAGCCCCAGGCATTGTATACACATTGATAGCCGGAGGTGTAGAGGATGGACCAAAATTAATGGGATTTTGCCAATACGTTTTTAAATCTGCTTTTAAGCCGGGATGGGTAAACGCAATAATGATGGCGATGGTGACCATTTTTGTAGATGCATTTGTGCGGTTAACTTTAGGAATGTTATACAAATTTTGTAATTGAGAACCACTAAAGTACTGTGGTGGAAAATTAGTTACAGAACTTGTTCCTAGATTGGGCGTTGCATATAACTGTAAAAAGGGGGTCGCATTTGGTATTTTATTCATATCAATAACATCAGAAGCATTGGGCAATAATTGTTTATAAATATTCGTAAATTTTAACCCGGATGACATTATATATTATTCAGATATTTTATTACGTCGGTATAAGGTTCAATATAAAACCACCAATCCTGTTTCCAGCTTTTGTTATTGTAATTGTAAACTCATTTTTAGTAGATGAATCTATGTATCCAATAGACGATTGTGGTGTTTGGTCCACATATAAAGGTAGTGATATTATTGTGCTTGTTGTTGCAATATCCATAAAGTTTCCAGATATATCACCACCTGGTGAGGTATAAGACGTAACCATATTTTTCATTGCATTCGAACTAAGGTCTTGATATTTCATAGTATACGTCTTTGATGCAGAAGGTAAACGAACAGTTACTGTAAAATTTGGAGGGAAAATATTCGCCTTATGAACATTATTTGGTTTTATTTGAATTGGGTAAATAATAAGGGCGGTTGGTTTCGTCGAATCAAACTGTAGCAAAACGTTCGATGGATCCATTCCCATTTTAAACGTGCTTTTATTTTTGAAATTCTGATCTGTAGTGACGTAATATGTACCTACCGCCTCCGGATCAATAAAATCTGCTTGTTTTGTAGTATCCATCATCTTTATGGAAACTTCTTCCATTGGTGGCGGGGTAGTGGTTGGATCTAATCCTTCGAAAAGCTGAACATGCCAAAACAAATTCACCAAAATGACGATCACTAATATACAAATAAATATGAGAAACGAATGTTTAAGAATAGTTTTATATAAATTTCGAGTAAACATTATCTGCTTATATAGTAAAGATATATAAAATGATAGTTAAAACCGAAGAAAAAAACGGTGTTAAAATTTATACGGTAGATAAAGAATATGATGACGAAAAATTAGAAAAAAAAATAGGCACCTTTATAAAACCAGGGGATATACATAAAATTATCGATCATGATGCAGATGTTTTTACTTCTGATGGACGATTATTGTTACGTTTTAGAAAACAGGCCTTAGATACACGCCACGTAGATGTGTTTTATGACAACGTCGTTGATTTCGCTAAAAATGTAAGTAGCAATCGTGGACGTGCGTCTGGTAGTAAAAAAATAGGTTTAGGAACGAATCCTAAGGTCATGTCAAATATATTTGGTTACTTTGATAAATGGTCTGCTTCACAAAAGATGGTATTTAAAAAGCACGGCAAGACACCTAAGGTTTCGGTGCGTGAATGCCGTTTTAACCAAGACTTTCCTGAGAAATATCAAAAAACGATTCCCCTAGTTCAGGACGTAGATGCGCTTTACGAAAAACTCGTTCCTGAGAATTTCAAATTGCAAAACAAGAAGGCAAATCAAACGCATTTTAAAATACCCGGCACATGCTTTACGACAGTAACGACAAATATTAATTATCAAACGTCGATTCATACGGATAAAGGGGATGATCCAGAGGGATTTGGCAATTTAGCTGTCATTGAACGTGGTGAGTATAGTGGCGGCGAGACTTGTTTCCCACAATATGGTATTGGCATTGATGTTCGAAACGGTGATATTTTATTCATGGATGTTCACCAGCCCCATGCGAATTTACCCATTCATAAAAAAACAAAGGATACGATTCGGCTTTCTATAGTTTGTTATTTAAGATTACGAGTTTGGCAAAATACGGCGAATAAAACCCGCAAGTTTTTTGAATCCCATAATAAAACAATGAAGAAGATCTTCAGAGGTCCAAAGAAATAGATTTATATTATCATTTTTTGATAATATAAAAAAAGAAATTGCGTTTATACTACAAACTTGTTAATGCACTCAATGATTTTCTCTACTTCATCTTGTTTATATGCACCACGTGCATAGGCAAGATTAATAAAGGCAATTAAGAGTTGGAAAGCGCCATTTTTGTCGTTTACGGGGATGCTAGAAAGTGGGACTTCGAATTGCTCAACGGGCTCCTTGATTTCATCCTCGACTTCTTCGGAATCGACTTGCTCCTTGATTTCATCCTCGACTTCTTCGGAATCGACTTGCTCCTTCATTTCATCCTCGACTTCATCGGAATCGACTTGCTCCTTGATTTCATCCTCGACTTCTTCGGAATCGACTTGCTCCTTGATTTCATCCTCGACTTGCTCCTTGTTAAAAACCTCAGTTTCACCTAAAGATTCAGAATTGCCCTTCTTAATTTGTGAGTTTCCCATGAACATTTATATATTTAAACAACAATTTTTTATATGTATTTGTAATTAAATACATTATACTAGTAGTTTCATTATCAATATGAGTAATATAACTACCAAAATTACAAATGTGGATATTTTATACAAACATGTAAGCGAATGGATCGGCTGGAGTTTTACAATAACATGTGTATTTGTGGAAGAATCCGCCGTTTGATAAATAGGTAAGGTTTCAAAGGATTCGCTTCGTTCAATATTCATGTTCGTCTATCGTATCGATGGTTAGTCTATTGCTTCAATTTTTTTGTACGACGATTCGCCATGTTAATATTCTTTTTTGTTTGTTTGTTTTCTTTAGGTTTGCCACGAGAAAGTCTGACCTCAGGCATTCCGTTTTTACGATGAAACACGGATACTAAATCGGGATATGTCTTCGCTAAGTAGGCGGCTGCCTCTTTATTTGCTTGAAATCGGCCCTCTGTTTTTCCTAATCCGCCCTCTGCGTGAAACTTCGTTTTAATGGTAACGTTATTATAACGAACTACGCCACCATCCTTTAAATAATATAAAATACTCGTTTCATAATCTTCCTTTTCTTTTATGGAACTATTAGGTTGCAAAGATGTGTCATGGCGGTTAATAAAACCATACATGGTGCCAATAATAAATTTCAAATCCGTAGTTATCTTATCTTTCATGAAAAAAGGATTACGCACGGGATAAATTCCCCAAATATAAAGCTTATCCTTATGTAGTTTTTGGAAGGCCTCCTTAAAAAACCCGTCCACGTCCTTTATTTGTATTAGCTTTACTGTGCCCTTGGCTTTATATAACCCTTCTACATCGTCGTCGATAGATACAATTTCAGTGTTTTCAGGGAAATACTTCAAAATAAATTTACGCTGATTTGTGATACCAATGACACCCGTGACAATTTTGCCATACATATTTTTTGGAATGGCCTTTTC